CCCGCGCGCTCGAGCGTGATCGGCGCGCTGTCTGGTCGAGAGTTGCCGTCACTCTCTCGCTGCGCTCGAATCGCGCCGAGGACGCGGTCCTCGTTGAAGAGTCGACGGCCGCGCAGCCTGCGAGTGGCGTCGGCAGTGTGGAGCTCGCGCGCCGGACACTTCAGCTGAGGGTCGCGAGAACGATCGCGATGCGCTCAGGCTCTGCCGATGACGCGATCGTTGAGTCGACTGCCATTCAGCCGGTCGGTGGCGTCGGCAGTGTGGAGCTCGCGCGGCGGGCCCTGCAGCTGAAGGCCTCGAGAACGCTCCCGCTGCGCACCACGCATGGACTCGACCTCTCCGAGGAGTCGCCAGTGCCGGCGGTGGCGACGACGCGGCCGCTCGGGGATCGCCGCCGCGCACGCATCCGGGCCGCGATCGGGCTGCTGTGGACGGCGACCGGTGATCGCGAGCAGGCGCCGCTCACACCCTGGACGCAGGCTGTTGTCGGCACCGACTTAGTAGGCCGCGCCGCGCGGACTGCGCGGACACGTGCGGTCATCAGCGTTCCGTATCGGCTGTCCGGCGCTGTGTTAACCAAGCCGGTACCGATCATCGCCGCCTCCGGCGATCGGTTGGTCTCGCCTGCGGCCATTGGCGATGAGCAGCTTCAGGCGCCGGTGGACATCGGCCTGGAAGTGCTCGAGGCGCCGATGGTCTGTGACGACGAAAGCTGGGTGCCGTGATGCATCGCACTGACGCATTCCGCAAGGAGTTCTTGGTTGAGGAAGCGATTCCGGAACGATCGACCTATCAGTATCGCGTGAATCTCCGGTTGCCGGACGGCGCATTGGTCGAGCCTGGCCAGGTGACGAGCATCCTGGCGACGCTGCGCGATCTGGCCTCCAACACCATCCTCAATAGCCGTGACGACCAGGAGGTCAAGGGGCAGAACGGTGGGACGCTGACGTCCGGTCTGTTCGTGCTGCAGTTCGTCGAGGCTGACACCGTGATCGTCGGCTCAGCGAACACGGTTGAGCAGCGCGTGTTGACGCTGGACTTTCGACTTGTCGGCGGTGGCCGCCTGACGCGTGAAGTGTGGTTCTTTATCGCGAACTTCGCCGATGTCACGGCGTGAGCAGTGTGTGCAGACGTCTGCACCAAGGAGGGTGAGATGCAAGAGGGAGATGAGATGACGGCGTCGAAACCACCGAGCGTGCCGCCGGCGAGTGTGCCGCTGGCGCCGGAGCCAGCCGAGACTCCGGCCGACCGTGACGCACTGGCCCGGATACACAAGGCCGTTGGTGCGGGGCTGGGCATTCCCGAGGATGTCCCGCTGACGTCGGGCGAGCTCGCGACGGCCGTCGAGCGCGTGATGCAGGCCGCGGCCGCGCTGCCGGGTCTGTCGCTGCTGTCGCGCGATTTGTCATAAAGAGGTGCCGAGATGCCGTGGACCCAGAGTGACGTCGACAAGCTGAAGGCGGCGATCGCCTCCGGGCAAGGCGCCAAGACGATCTCGTTCGCCGACCAGTCGGTCACGTTCCATTCGGTCGACGAAATGCTCAAGCTGCTCGCCGTCATGCAGCAGGACGTGACGACGTCGGCCGGCGGCACCACGACGCGTCTGGCGGCGACACGGAAAGGATTCTGCTGATGGAGCCGACCTCCATGACCTGGCTGGATCGTGCCGTCGGCGCGATCGCCCCGCAATGGCAGCTGCGTCGCGTCCGGGCGCGCCTCGCGACTGAGCTGGTGCTGCGCCACTTCGACGCCGCCAGCGCGGGGCGGCGCACGCAAGGATGGCGTCGCGCATCGGGTGATGCGAATGCGACCACCGCGCCTTTTGTCGGGCGACTGCGCGATGTCGCGCGCGATCTCGTCCGCAATAATCCCTATGCTGAGTCTGCGTTGAGCACGATCGTGGACCACACCATCGGGTGGGGGTTGGTGGCCAAGCCGCAGCCCGCGAACACGCGCGCCATGGCCACGTGGAATGCGTGGGCGAACACGACCGCGTGCGACGCCGACGGCCGGCATGACTTCGCTGGCCTGCAGAAGTTGGTGATGCGTTCAGTCGTGGAGGCCGGTGAGGTGCTGGTGCGCCGGCGGTTCCGGCGTCCCGAGGACAACCTGCCCATTCCCCTGCAGCTGCAGGTCCTCGAGTCGGACTACCTGGACACGCTGAAGCACGGGATCTCGTTGCCCAACGGGGGCCGCATCGTGTACGGCATCGAGTTCGACGCGCTGGGGCGCCGAGCGGCGTATTGGCTCTTTCCTGAGCACCCTGGGAACTCCGCCTGGCCGGCGATCGCGTCGCAGCGTGTCCCCGCGTCCGGTGTCCTCCACGTATTCAAGCCGAGCCGACCAGGCGCGTCGCGGGGCGCGTCGTGGTTTGCGCCGGTGCTGGTCCGGATGAAGGACTTCGATGAGTACGAAGACGCGACGTTGATGAAGCAAAAGATCGCCGCGTGCCTGGCGGTCATCACGAGTGATGTCGATGGCTCCGCGGCCGCGCTCGGGACCGCCGACAGCTCGCAGTCGCCGGCGATCGACATGCTCGAGCCGGGCATGATCCTGAACGTGCCGCCAGGCCGCAACGTGGAGGTCGTGCAACCGCCGAATGTGCGCGAGTACGCCGACTATTCGCAGACGTCGCTGCGCTCGATCGCCGCGGGCATCGGCGTCACGTATGAAGACCTGACGGGCGACTACACGGAGCTCCCCTTCTCTGCTGCGCGGATGTCGCGCCTTCGTCACTCGGCGCGTCTCGAGGACTGGCGGTGGCGGATGCTCGTGCCGCAGTTCTGCGATCCCGTGTGGGGCTGGGCGATGGAGTCCGCGGTGATCATGGGCTTGCGTGAGGCGCCGGCCGCCCGCTGGACCACGCCACCGATGCCGATGGTCGAGCCTGACAAAGAAGGCCTCGCCATCATGCGGAACGTGCGCACGGGCATCCAGACGCTGTCTGATGCCATTCGCGAGCGCGGCTATGACGTCGACGAGTTCCTCGAGGAGATGGCTGCGGACTACAAGCGGCTCGACGAGCTCGGCATCGTGCTCGATAGCGATCCGCGCAAGATGACGCAAAACGGGCAAGCGCAGGGCACGCCAGGCGCCGCGGCCCCGACGCCGGCGGCCGGACAGGAGGAGTGATGGTCACGAAAGCTGAACACAACACGCAGGTGACGCCAGGCGAGCTGGTCAATCGCGAGGACACGTTGTTGGTGCCTGGTGCGGCCGCGGTTGCGACCGTCGATCCTGCCACGGAGTTGGCGCGGCTGCGCGCTCGCCTCGAGGAAGCGCGGCGACTCGAGCCGCTGCCGCACGAGCGTCATTGTCTCGATTGCTTCCAGCGTGGCCGCAACGCGGTGATTCGGCTGTTGGAGGGCTGAGGGCCGCCATGGACGAAGACCAGATCACTGGTTCTATCGGACCGCTTGCGCAGCGCGATCATGATGAGGCGCCAGCGGTGTCGCCCGCGCGCCTGGCGTCGTTCTGGGGCGTGAGGCTACGTACGGTCTATCGCGACATCCAAAAGGGCGCGCTGCCGGCATATCGGCTTCCGAACGGAAGAATCCGAATCAAGACTTCGGATGCCAGGCGCTACGGTCGTCCCATTGAGTGATGGATATAGCAACTTGTGTCACTTCGTGACAGCTTGGTGCAGGTCCAACAGATAGTCCCTTCCATTCATTTCGTGCCTCTGCGAATCTGCGCGCATGCCGGCCAAAACCGGAATCGCCAAGACGCAGACCATCGATCTCTTTCCGCTATGCCTTCGAGCCGCCGTCCAGAACATCAATGACGACGAGCGAACCGTTGAACTGGTGTTCTCCACCGGTGCAGCGGTCGAGCGTATGGATTGGTGGACTGGGAAGCGATACCTCGAGAAGCTCTCCCTGAAGCCTGAGCACATCCGACTCGAGCGCTTGAATGCCGGCGCCCCATTGCTGGATGCGCACTCCGCGTGGAGCATCACCGATCAGATTGGTGTCGTGGAATCCGACACCGTGAAGCTGACGGCAAAGGAAGCGCGTGCGACCGTCAGGTTCTCGAAGCGGAAATCGGTCGAAGAGATCTGGGGCGACGTGCTCGAGCGCATCATCCGCAACGTCTCCGTTGGCTACCGCGTGCACAAGTTCGAAGAAGACGTCTCGAAGGGCAATGCCCTGCCGGTGCGAACGGCGATTGACTGGGAGCCCTACGAGATCAGCATGGTGCCGATGCCCGCTGATGTTGGGGCGCAGGTGCGGAGCGGGGACCGGAGCAACACGAATCAGTGCGTCGTCATTGTCCGGGCGGCGCAGGACGAAGACCGAATCCGTCGTTACAGGCTCGCGCTCGCTCGCGGGTAAAGAGGGTCACACACATGCTGAAGCAACTTCGTAAGAAGCGCGCCAAGATCCTCCGAGAGGCCGAGGCGCTCAAGGGGCGTGATGGCGCGTTCGCCAACGATGACGCGCGTGCCGCATTCGACGGCAAGATGGCCGAGATCGAGGCCATCGATCAGCAGATTCGTGAGCTCGATGACGCCGATGAAGAGGCCTCCCCGTCGGCGACCCTGGCTGAGCGTCCGGTGGCGCGTCGTCGCGCTCCGGCACCCGACGATGACGACGAGGAGGACGACGAAGAGCCGACCGAGCGAGACGCAGGCGTCAATGCCGAGCGCGCGCGCGCCCAGGGCATCCTGACGGCGTGCCGTGCCGCGCGACTGCCGCAGTCGTTCGCGGACAAGCTGATCGCCGACGGCGTCCCGCTGGTTGACGCGCAGACCCGCGTCTTCAACGAGCTCAGTAAACGCGACCGTGCGAGCGCTGGACCGCGTCCTGGCTCGGGGCCCGAGATCAGGCTCGGCGACGATCCGCTCGTGCACGTGCGCGCAGGCATCGAGAACGCGCTGCTGCATCGCATTCGGCCGAAGACTGCCGGCGACGCCACGGGCTTCGAGTTGTCCGCTGAGGGTCGCGACTATCGCGGCATGACGCTGCTCCGAGTCGCCGAGGTCTATCTCAATCAGATCGGCGTGCGAACCACGTCACTCTCGAAGATGAAGATCGCCGCCCTGGCGCTCGGCCTCGAGCAGCGCGCGCCTGGCATGCACACGACCTCGGACTTTGCGAACCTGCTCGCGGACGTAGCGAACAAGACTTTGCGCCGCGCCTATGAGGAGGCGCCACAGACGTGGGTGCCGATCGCACGTCGTACGACCCTGCCGGACTTCAAGCCGGTGAAGCGCTTGCAGCTCGGCGAGGCGCCGGCGCTGCTGGCCGTTGGTGAGCACGGCGAGTTCACCTTCGGCACCATCGGTGAGGGCAAGGAGCAGTTCCAGCTCGCGACCTACGGTCGGCGTTTTGCCATCACGCGAAAGGCGCTCGTCAACGACGACACCGATGCGTTTTCGCGCGTGCCGACGCTGTTTGGCCGAGCCGCCCGCAACCTGGAGTCCGACACCGTGTGGAGCCAGATCACCGCGAATGCGGCGATGGGCGACAGCGTCGCGCTGTTCCATGCCACGCACGCGAACCTGTCGGGCTCGAATGATGCGATCGCGGTCGCCTCGATCGGGGCCGGCCGCGCGGCGATGCGCGTGCAAAAGGGCGTCGACGGAGCCACGCTGCTGAACGTCTTCCCGCGGTATCTCATCGTGCCGGCCGGGAAGGAGACGCTCGCGGATCAGTTCGTCAGCACGAATCTCCTGGCGAGCCAGTCGAGCAGTGTGAATCCGTTCGCCGGCCGCCTCACGGTCATCGCGGAACCGCGGCTCGACGCCGCCAGCGCCACGGCCTGGTATCTGGCCGCGACGCCCGACCAGATCGACATCATCGAGTACGCCTACCTCGAAGGCGAGGAGGGGCCGATCGTTGAGAGCCGCGTCGGCTGGGAAGTTGACGGACTCGAGATCAAGTGCCGCGAAGACTTCGCGGCGAAGGTCATCGACTTCCGCGGTCTCTACAAGAACAACGGCGCGTAAGCCGGATAACGGGTTGCGTCAGACGATCGCTGGCCGGCGACAAGCGGCCTTTGCGAGGGAGAGCCTATGAAGACTTTCGTGCAGGAGGGCGATGTTCTCGAGTTCACCGCGCCTGGTGGCGGCGTCACCGCTGGCACCGGCGTGAAGATCGGGGACATCCTCGTCATCGCTCTCGACACGGCCGCGGCTGGCGTCACGTTCCGTGGGCGGCGAACCGGTGTGGTCGACCACGCGAAGCTCAGTGCCCAGGCGTGGACCGAGGGGCAGCAGGTCAACTGGGACGATACGAACAAGCGATTCACGACCGTGACGACGGGCAACTTCAAGGCCGGCGTCGCCGCGGCTGTGGCCGCGAACCCGTCGGCGACCGGAAGGGTCGTCCTGGCGGGCGTGAACCTCGGCACCGCCCTGGCGTAAGCCGGAGCGTCTGGGATGGACCTGGGGCCTCTGCGCGGACTCGCCACGGAGTTGGCGTTTGATGCGCACGGCGTGCCGGCGACGGTGACGAGGCCCTTTCCTGACGTGACTCCGATTGTGACGCGCGGGATCTGGATGACGCCAGGTCTCTCGCGTCCCTTCACAGAGGCCTTCCCACGTGACTTCGCGCTGCAGCGTCGAGAGCCCGAACGAGTGATGGCCCTGCAGCGATCCGCCGTGCCGACCGTGCCCAAGGGCACGCGAATCGATGCGTCGGAGCTGCCAGGTGGCGAGGTGAAGTCCTGGCGGGTGGATGCGGTCGACTATACCGACGCCGCGCAGTGTCGTGTGTTTGTAGTGCCGGAGACGGAGCCCTAAGTTGGCGGGATCGACCGAGCCATCGCGACGTCAGCTGATTCTCGCGGCATTGCTGGAGCGCATTGGAGCGATCCGCAAGGCGAACGGCTACAACAGCGAGGCTGGACGTCAGGTGTTTCTCGGTGAGTCGCCAGTGCTCGGGCAGGACGATCCGGAGTCTGCGATCGCGATTGTGCTGGGCGACGACGCGGTGCCCTATGTCGGTGAGAACGTCACCGTCAAGCTCGTGATCGAGTTTCAGGCCCACACGAAGGCGGATATCAACGCGCCCTGGCTCGCGGTCGAGGCGCTCCTCGCAGACATCAAGCGAGCCATTGAATTGGAGGATCGGACCTTGGGGAAGCTCCTGCCGAACAAGATCGAGCGAGGGCCCTCGAGGACGCTGCCGCGGGAGCCTGGTAGCACGACGGTCGGCGCGTCGGTGACGTACATCGCGACGTATCTCGAGCGATGGGGGCAACCGTAGCCATGGCATCGACTCTCACGCTCGACACGACCGGCTGGGTGCGCGGGCTCGGTCGTCTCGAGGCCAACGCGCCGGCGGCGATCGCGCGGGCGCTGAATCGCTCTGCGACCAGCGCGAATGTCGTGATGGTGCGCGCGATCGCCCAGGACCTCGGGCTGAAGCAGGGCGACGTCAAGGATCGGATCGCGATTCGGTCGGCCTCGCCAAGCGATTTACGGGCCCAGCTTATTGCGACCGGCGCCCGCATTCCGCTGATCAAGTTCAACGCGCGCGAGCGCCTCGGCCGCGGAGTCACGGCGAGGCTCCCAGGTGGCAGGGGTCAATACCCGAGCGCCTTCATCGCCACGATGCGCAGTGGTCATCGCGGCGTGTTTGTGCGCAAGGGCCGGCCGCGGTTGCCGATCGCGGAGCTCTTCGGGCCGTCGATTCCGCGCGTGTTCGAGAAGTTCATTCCTGTCGGGACCGCGCGAGCGCTCGAGCAGCTCGCGAAGAATCTCGTCTCAGAAATGCGATTCGCCCTCCGGCGGAGCGCCGGGTAGGAGAAGTTCATGTCGAACGCCGTTCCCTACGAAGTCATCGCCGCACCGTTCACGGTCTACTTCGCGCCGATCGGTGAGGCCTTCCCCGCCATCAATGTGGTTCCTGGCGGGAACTGGTTCAAGGTCGGCACGTCCGGCGAGTTGAACTACATGGATGACGGTGTCACGGTTTCGCACCCCCAGACGATCAACAAGTGGCGATCGTTGGGTGACACCGGCGTGCGCAAGGTGTTCCGCGCGGACGAGGACCTTGTCATCAGCCTGATCCTCGCAGATGTCTCGCTCGAGCAGTATCGCCACGCGCTCAACATGAACGCCGTCGTGACGACCCCGGCGGGCGCGGGCACGGCGGGCTTCAAGAAGCTCGGCCTGTCGCGTGGCTCGGACGT